ACAAATGTAGAAGAAGCGGAGGTGATAGATTTATGACAGACCAAAGTACTATAGTTCTTAACAAACTAAGAGGAATACAATCAGAGATAAACAGAGCGCAGATTATGTTAGAAGAAAAGCACAAGACACGCAAGCAGTTCATCGTTGATTGTTTAAACAACGACATTACAGTCAAACAAATAGCAGGTATTTTAGATATCAGTTTGGCAAGAGTATACAAAATAATGGAGGAAATAAATGGACGATAAAATTAAGAAGGCCTTAACAAAGCCATTCAGTAAAGACGAAGTGAAGGCACCACCCAGAGGTAAGTTCGGTTCTTATGTACCGCATCACCTAGTCACAAAGAGACTTAACGATGTTGCTTATGGTGAGTGGAGCCATCAATTAAAAGAAATTGTAAGAGATAAAGATGGAAGTATCAGAGCTGTAGTAACTAAATTTACACTGTTCGGTGTACGACATGACGAAGTCGGTGATGTCGATAGCGTTGATGTAAAGAATAACAATACCGAAGGTGAGTTACTAAAACTATGTATGTCGGATGCACTAAAGCGTGGAGCGATGCGACATGGTATTGGCCTTCACCTATGGACTGGTGAGGTTACAGAGGAAGAACACTACGCTAACAAAAGTTCAGAGAAGTTCCCACAACAATCAGCGACACCTAACATAACAAAGCCAAGTGCTAAGTTCTTAGATGAGGACCCAAGTGATATGGTTAATAGATTGCGTGAGGCTGTAGCGTTCCATGAGCCTAACAAAGAGACAAGGGTAGCAGTTAAACAGCAAGCATGGGATGCCTGGACTAAAGCTAATAAAGAAAAAGATGTAAGCAAGTGGACCGAGCAAGACTTCGATGCATTCATGGATTTGTTTGTACAGTATCAATCAGATACACCCAAAGCATTAATCGACACAGTCGAGGAAGTGTTTGGAGAAGTAGTTGATAAAAGCGGTAGCGTCAAAGCATGCCCTAAGTGCAACAAGACAGAAGACATAGAAGACATGCGTACAAAGAAAGCAGAGGCACCCGAAGGTAGTGGTATCAAAAACTTACCGGACTTTATGTGTGAAAAGAACGACCCGAAATATAGACCGGCAGCTAATGGTTGCGGATGGGGTGGATATATCGGTGGCAAAGGTGATAAGGAAGTACCTAGTACATGGCTCTAGAACAGCCAAAGTTCCCACTAGATAAGTTAAAGGCAAAGCTAAAGAAGAAATATCCTAATCATAATTTTGATGTTCCTTCTATGCCCGATACTAAATGCAAAGTTAATGGTAGATGCCCTGGAAACAGGGCTATTTACTATGACAATAGTGGAAACTATTTCTGTGGTGCCATCATTAAGATGATGGATGAAAGGACCATGGAGAAATCAGACAAAGAATGCGGAGCTTACCTTGTTGAATTATCAATGAAGAAAGCAGAGCAGAGGAGGATAAGAAATGTTCAGCCTCTTCGCTAGTATTCTACCCCTATGTCTTATCCCCATCCAAGAAACACAAGAAGGCATAAGACAATACATACATTGTTTAAACAATGAAACAAAGATAGAACATGTAATTCAATGGGAGCCTCTAGTTACAGAACACTTCAAAGAAGAAGATGTAGCAGAGGCCTTGTTGATTATATTCTGTGAGAGCAGTGGCCGAAGTCAAGTAGTAAATGGTAACACCAATGGCACAAGAGACATTGGACTGTGGCAGTTTAATGACAAGACTTGGTTGACCTGGTTGACACCTAAGTTAAATATAACTGGCAAAAGAACTGACCCTGTACTTAGTACAAAGGTAGCAAGTTGGTTATATTACAACGATGGTAGTCACCATTGGAACAGTAGCAATAAATGTTGGAGGACATATGACAAAAGCAAATAAAGACTGGGATATAGAAGGAGAAAAATTCTATGAACAACTTAAACAAGGTGAGGAAATGGAGAACCTATACAAGAAGTTCATGGGTAACGACAATATAGAAGTCAAATCAGAGAGACACATTTGGGAGAAGTCTAAGAACCATTTTGTGGAGTATCTGTACAGGCCTGTTAATCAATTAAAGTACGAGCCTAGTGGAATATCTGCTACTAAAGCTGAGTGGTGGGCATTGTTTTTAATAGACGACAATGATAAACCCATCATGTGTTACACCATACCAGTATCCGCACTTAGAGAAATAGGTAGGAAATATATTAACACCGATAGAGATGTTGATGGTGGTGATGGTAACAGAAGTAAAGGAGTACTGGTACCTATAGAAGAGATAGCTCTATATCCTTTTAATCGTTAGCTTGTATCCGGTTGTTTAAACAATGACCGGAAAGCTAGGCCCTCTGTCGTTTACTAAAAGAGTAAGCACTCCAGGGTGTGACCACAATCCACTTCTCTGTGTAAAATCAATAGACTTATCAAGGGATGGACATTGAAACCAGTGTCTATCTCCTTGGTTCTTAGCACGAAAGTGATGGTAGTGAGCTGTTATAAGTATCTCTGCTTCACCTGTTGGTAGGAAACCAAACATCTGACCCTTCCACCAGGCCTCTATCTTAGCCTCTGCATTACCTCCACCATTAGTCATGTGACCATGTGTGAATGCAGTCTTCTTACCTTTTACCTCTATATTTAAATGATAACCTTCCGGTATAATGACCTTTACTTTTTTGTATCGTTCTTTGTTGGCCGAAAATATTTCTTCCATTATCTGTAGGTGCATAGTATCTGAGTTGTCTAATCTATTAGAAAGCACTTGCCCTTTACCACTCCTGGTCATTTCACCATGGTTCCCTGGCACACCAGTCAAAGTAATCTTATCTACATGTGGCAAGAAAGTCTCTACTGTTTTGTATATCATAGCTCTAGCTAGTGAGTATTGCTCCAAAAGATTTAGGGAAACATTGAAAGGTTGACTGTCGTAAAAGAACTTAGAACACCCTTCTGTCAAGTCACCCATTCCTACTAGAAATACTTCATCAATCTTCATCCCCATCTTACGATAGTTCTTTAGTAGCTTGACTGCATCCTGCAATGCTACATCGTATCTAGCAATAGTAGCTTCAACTCCATAGTCATCCTTGCCCAACTGCCAGTCACTCATCATAAATAACATTGCTGTATCACCACCGAATAGATTTCGTTTAGTGAGTGCCGGCTTCTTTACTGCTTGTTTAAACAATGCGTCATAATGTTTGTCATGTGTTGCTGATTTCCTGCGTATAGTTCCTTTGAATGCGTGAAAGGTTTCAACGATACCGCCTTTAAGCTGTGCATTCCAGGAAGATACCTTTAAGATGCCATCTATTTCGTATATCTTTGGGTCAAATCCCCAGTTCTTTAGAATGTTATCGAAGTCATTCTCATAGTTAGGGTCGGTTCCTACATGTACAAGTTCACCCTTACCTGTGTTAGGGTCTATATCAATAGAAGGTTGCCATCCTGCTTTGTAAAAGTTATTACCATTCTCTGCAGGTATAGCTGTTTTCTTAGATGATTTTTTCTTAGGCATGTTTCCACCTTTCATATACTACATTTAGTATATAACAGATATTGAATTACCTATGTATTTACTTGGATGCTTTTTTAGGTTTTGGTCCTATTTGTTTTTTAGCAAACTCTTTCACTACTACAAGTGCAGCAGCTCCACCGGATAGGGCAGCGAGTTGTACTGCATTAGCGTCAACACCAACTAATGGTGCAACAGTTAACGCAGATATGAATGCTTCAACAAAAGTCCAAACAGTTTTACTAAGAACATCTTTATATTCTTGGCTCATTTTGTAACTCCATGCTTCATTCCAAGGGGTCCACGCTACATCCTTCTTGAATGTCCCATCAGATTTTCTTTTTCTTTTAAATTTTTCAAACATTAGTTTATTACTCTACCTTTAATCTTAGCGTTTAATGCTATGACACCACCATTAATCTCATTTAATTTCTCCATAACATCCTTAGCTACGATAACATCTGTTAAACTAGCGTCATTTAAGTCCTTCTTTAAGAGTTGTTGTATAGTTGTATACTCAATGCTTACCTTCTTACCTTGTAGTAATTCATTAGCAACTTTTCTATACATAGCTTTGTAAGCCTTAACACTTTGGCCAACGAACCCATCTTTACCTAGGTCTAAGTCTTGCTGAGTTTCCCCGACAATGAGACACCCACTGGTATGCTCATCCGTGTTTCCGGAGTGGATTAATATAAGAGAAAACCCTGGTACATCTTGTAAGTGCAACATTCCATAGTGTGAGTTGCCATATTTAGCAGAGTACCTTGTGTGAAAACCACCTGTTTTTCTAAACTGTATATCGTATTCGCCTTCGGGTATGCAAGTTTCGTGCATTACTTTGACTGCTTGATACTGGTCTTCGAGTGTATAGCACTCAAACTTACCATCTATAAAGAGCAAACCATTCGTTGCATCTTTACCAAACTGTGTTCTTACTACTTGTAATTTCATTACGCCTCCTCATGTGAATAACTACCTTCTTTGCAGTTACATATTGTTACCCAAGTACCTCGTTCATTCTGCTCGGGAGTACAGAACTCTTCTTTATTTGCCGCCACAACAGCCGCCACCACAACATTCCATGTTAATCTCCTTGTCTAAAACTGATTGTTAATAACCATACAGCTAGTGTAATTAGTGTAGCAAGTCCTGTCACTTGTTGTGCAGAACCTGTAAGTGTTAATGTGGCAATAACTAAACCAACTAAAGTCCAACTAAGGTTAAGTGTTTCCTTAATTACTTTAATTATCCAGTTGCCTACTTGTTTAAACATTGCCTCTCCTAAATACAAAAGCCGCCATAGTAGCTATTCTAGTCAGAATAACTGGCACTACAACTTCTTGTGCTTTTTCCTTTTGGTCACTTGTCATATCATCTCCTATGTTTGCAATAGTTATATCTTGTATATCTATATCTATAAAAGTTTGTATTGGATTTTCTATAAAGGTTTCGAACTGTACCTCTGTAACAACATCAGCAAGTGTGTAGTTCTCTACATCTGTATTCTCTACAGCTCTAGCTACATACTCTTCTACAGCTTCAGCTATAACTTCGTCATCTTTAATAGTCTCAGCTATGATAGCTACATCTTCTGCTTCAACTTGTAATACTTCAGCTACAACTTCTACCTGTTCTTCAGTAAGCTCTTCAACATCTGCAATAGCTTCCTCAACAACAGCTTGTACTATCTCTTGTACTTCTTCAGTAGCTTGGTCTAAGTTCTGTACACCAACATCATTAACTTCTTCAAGTACTTCAACAACTTCTTCTTCTGTAAGCTCTTCAACAATAACAACTTTCACAATCTCTGCTATTTGTGAAACTTCTTCTACAATTTCTTCCTCAGTAAGCTCTATGGGTTCTTTATCTTCCACTCTCGGTAGTGTTGTTCCTGGCGTATCTTCACTAACAACTTCCTGTATCGGCTCATCCAAAACTTCCTTGACATCCTCTTTGATTTCTTCATCTTCTATAACCTCCTCTAGTTCTTCATCTTGTATTGGTATTTCCACCACGATTTCGGGTGCAATATCTTCCATATCAAATTCAATAATCTCGAACTCAATAGGCGGTTCTTTAAACTCCACAACTTCATCTTTAAATACTTCCTCTTGTGGTGGGTCGAGTACATCAACATCATCCTTAGGAATGATGACTTCCACATCTTCTTTAATTTCTTCAACGATTACCTCCTCTTTTATAATATCATCTTTAATATCTTCTTCAATAGGTTTAGGTATATCACAATCTCCACGCTCTATCTGTGCGTTAGTCATAAAACAACCATACTCTTTTTCGTTATCTACACGCTCCTGGTCACGCTCTATAGTTCCATCATTAACATCTGCTTGTGTGTATTCTTTATCAACACCTTCAACTTTTATATCAACTTTGATTTCTTCAGGTGTAGGAGGTGGTGGAGGTGGTGGAGGTGGTGGAGGTTTAGGTACAGTTGTAGTAGTCGTAGTAGTAGATGTTGTAGTAGTTGTAGTAGATGTTGTTGTAGTAGGAGT